AAAAGATGCAACCGTATATCGCAAAGGTCGCAATATCAATATTGTCACGGTCGGTGTGCCTGATTTGTGGGTGGCATATGTGGAGACTACTCCTGTCACTTATTCTTATACCAGCGACACCGCGTTTGTAAGTGCGCTGGAAACTGATGGCACTGTACAGGTTGGATACTACAAACTAGCAATGCTGGAAACGCAGAAGATTGACTTAACCGACTACGCAAGCAAGCTGTATGTACAGGCGGCAATCCCGCTTAGAATCAAGCAGTCAGTATACGATGCAATGGCAATTGCTGAGACACTGGATGCAGGTCGCATCTATTATCCTATCCCTGATGAAAACTGGGTGGAGGTGGAGTAAATGGGGCTTGGCAAAACCTACGTTGGTGATTATGGGGCGGTAAACGTATATTGCAACGGCCAGAAGCTTGCAGGCTATCATGAGCAGACTGCCCAAGGCACTGACCTGACCATCCCCGATACCTACAACGATATCGTGGATGTCACCGCCCTAGGAAAGACTGATTTGGTTGGGGATTGGGTGCAGACGCAGGGTGGGATGACGCAGGGCGGAACGCCCTCGCCGGAAAATCCCGTGCCAATTGTCCCCGCTGTTGCGGCTGGCACATACCAGACGGAAATTGACGGGCAGATTTACGAATTGACCTTGTCTAAAAACCTGTACGGCGATGAACAGAATAAGGATTTGGTGGAGATTGACAGGGTGAGGAAAGTTGGGAGGTTGGTAAAAAAGTTAAGCGCAGATATAGCAAACAACACAACGTCAAACGTTTTTGACAATATATCTCAATACATTCTGTCCTCTCCTGTAATTACGTCTCTTGCGCTTACGCAAGTTTCATCCTCTAGCGCGCCTGTCCTTCCTGCCACAGAAATCACGTTAATTGAGCCGTCTACCAAATATCCATTTGGCGAAAAGAGCGTGGAGGGCGTGACGGTCACTTGCGCAAGTGGTGTGCCGTCTGCTCGACCTGCGACAACGGCAACCACCACTGATACCCTGCGTGGTATGCCCGTCACATCCGACTACTCCCATCCAACGTACACAGACAATGCTGGACAGGCGTGGGTGGCGGACACTATCGAGCGCAAGGGCGGCATCGTGACCAAAACGGTGCGCATTGACCCTATCGATTTGACTGTACCTTTGTCGGCGCAAATGGACAAAATCAAGGCAAATCCAGTGGTGACGGATATAACCTCAGCGGAGGATGGTCAAGCGCTGTTGGGGCTCAAGTCCTATCCCCACCAAACCACAATTTCAGCATCGTCGGAAGTGGTTGTGGGGGTAAAACAGATGGACTGATTCACTCAATCCAATCCTTATTATTTTCGTCCTTTCCATCAATCCACGACCTTATATTCTTCTCGTTGAGCTTTTTCTTGAGTTCTTCCACCATCTTGGACTTGCGCTCTATACAGTCCAAAATTCTAACGTCTATCGTCTAAATATTTTTGTCGTTTCTGTTCCATCTCTTCGAGGATTTGGTCATAGGATAGACCGCTATTGTTAAGAGCAATCTTTCTCATTGCTTCTTCCGCAAATTGTTCAGTGCCTCTTTCTATCCAATAGCGTCCTTCTTCCGCTTTAAGGAACGCTGCTGCTCTTGGGTACTTCTGCTTTAGCTCATTGACATGTCCCCTTGGGCGCGGAGGTATCCCTTTGTAGTTGCCACTGCATATCGTTTTCCAAAAAAATCCGGACTAATTTTTCATCTCTCTTAATCTCGTCGCGGATTTCATAAGCAAGGATTTCAGGCTCTCTATCTCGGATAGCATCCAAGACTTCCTGCGGAGTATTGGCGATGTCATAGCGAAATTCAATTCCATCCGCTTGTTGGTTCAGACTTGCCCGTATGAAATCGCAAACTTCTTCTACAGATTCGTCGCGAATGCAATCAGAAGCATCACTCATAAAAATTCTCCTTTGTTTACTTGTCTTAATTTTACTACAAGTTAGTAGTAAAGTCAAGCTTCCAATCTAGTATTTCAGAAAGGAATGATTACTTGTCATATTCTCAAACATTTACAAAGAACACTTTTTTAAACGACTCCGACCAGAATTTTGTGGAGGGCGTTTCTCCTTCCATCTCGGCGGAGTTTTTAAACGGGGTGCAAGATGCTGTCGCAACCTCTCTGGCGGCGAATGACACCAACGCGGCGGATATAGATAGCTGTGAAGCAGACATCGCAGATTTGCAAACACATACGGCGGGCATTAAGTGCGAGATACTCAATACTCCTGTAAGCATTGCTGTTGCATCTTGGACGGAAAATACTACTAAACTGCGTTACGAGACACAAATTAGTAACGCAAGCATCCGCACAGATACGGATGTTGAATTCACCGTATGTGATGACCAGAACGGGCAGTATGCTATCGGAGCTCTGCTTCCAACAAATGGGAGTATAACGCTGTTCATCTCTGAACTTCCAACCGTTGCGATTTCTATGACCATGTCTGTATGGGAGGTGCGCACCATTGAGTAGAGTTGGAAGAGGACGGATTATTGGGAGCTCAAGCAACGCAAAATCTGTTCTTAAATTTGAAAATTGGGTTGACACAACTCAAAAACCAGCTATTACCTACAACGGAAAGTGGACAGGTTGGTATTGGGAAACTTATGATGGCTCCCCGTACTGGGAGTGTATGATTATGAGCAGTGGCGCTTTGACCCCTGGAGCTGGAAAAACGTATACACTCGATGCGTTCTCGATTGGCGGCGGTGGTGGGTATTCAGCACTTAGTGAATCTCCTTATGCCTGTTCAGGTGGAGGAAGTGGGTATACTGCAATGGCTTCCAACCTTGTGCTCAACCAAATCCAAGCAGTGTCAATTGGTGCTGGCAGTAGTGGAGCAGGCGCGTCTGGTGGAGCTACAACGTTTATGACGCTAACAGCTTCAGGAGGTACGGCTGGAAACGGCACCAATGGCGGTAATGGAGCTTGCGGGGGTGGTGCAGGTGGATATAGAGTAAGTACGAGCAGCGAAACACAGTCCGCGATTTTAGGCGGTAAAGGCGGAGTGAATGGAGCAAACGGCGCCGACTCATACTGGCACGATGGTGGTAAATACGGGACTGGCGGTACTGGACAAGGCTTGATAATGGCTAAGTTTTACTCTGCCGATCACAACAATATGTACGGAGAGAACACACATGCTACAGACGCATGGGGACAGCCAGGCAGCGGAGGAGGCGGGATCATGCCTATGTCAATCTATATGGCAAATGATATCTCTTCCTCTCTTTCTGTTAGCTATGGGTCTGGAGGACAGAGAATAGGGGCATATAGTAATATCCTATACTACAATGGCACTCAGGGCTGTCTGTGGATTCGCATTAAGATTTAGAAGGTGATTTCATGGTATATAAGGTATTCAGAGGTTCTGACGAAATCAACAGAATCGAAATCAATCCGGAACAAGTAGAATCTTATGAAAGCTTAACGGGGCTTTCTTTAGAACCTGTAGTCTGTCCAGTGCCAGACCCTAGCAATGGTGTGGACTGGGCGGAGGAATATGTTAATTTGCTTGCCGAAACGTTAGCAAGTGAGAATGGATTGGAGGGTGCTTAATGGCATACTTAGCCTGTAAAAAGCTGATTAGTGCTGGTAAAACCACTGGACTAGCTGAGAAAATTGACCTGTTCTATGCGTTTGACAGAATCACAAGTGAGCAGTATACGGAATTAGTTTCTCTGCTGTCCGGCGACGCAGAATAACCCCATAGAACAAAAGGAGTAAATATGGCAATAAACTTTAACGAGAAACTATCTGAACATTTTACTATTGGGGAGTTCTTCTCCCCCTCTAATTATACGAACGTCAAGAATAAATCCACTGGCAAGTATTATACCGCCGCGGAAGCCGAAGCGGTGCTTGGTGGGAAGGTGGTTGTTGACGCAAAGCTCGTCAAGCTGTTGGAAGCAATGCGCTCGGAGCTGCACGATAAATACGGAAGCGTAAAAATCGTCATCAATCCTCATGGCGGGTATCGCCCAACAGTCCTTAACAAAGCTGTAGGTGGGGCGACAGGCTCTCAGCATCGTTATGGGAGAGCTGCGGATTTCAGCGTAGTGTTTCCTAATGGCTCGAAAATGCCAGCGGCGGAACTCGCGGTGTTTACAGAACGGTTTATGTCCAAGAACGGATACAAGGGTGGCGTTGGCATGTACGATGCTGACGACACCTTTATTCATGTCGATGTGCGTGGTTCTAACGTCCACTGGTACGACAGCTACTCCTCGGCTGGTTGCCCGGGGCAGGGTGGTATCCCGTGCGTATACAGAGCTGGCACAAAGGGCGCCGGTGTTGTTTTAATCCAGCAGAAACTCAAGGAACTCAAGTATTACAGCGGGGTGACTGATGGAAAATATGGAGCAAAGACTGCCGCTGCCATTAAGAATTTTCAGAAAGACGCGGGTCTGACTCCGGATGGAATTTACGGTAAGGGAACGAATGTAAAGCTGGGGGCGCTCCCGTGGTAAGGTAGTTTGATGGAAACCACATGGACGGTAGTCATTTCAATCGCATCTGCCCTCTCGGGCATCCTTGTTGCTTGGCTGACGTTTGGCCGGAACAGGAGCAAGGATGCGGAAGGAGAAGGCAAGACCCAAGGCGTGTTGATGACAGAAATCGGGTATATCAAAGCAGGCATTGATGATATTAAAAAAAAGCAGGAAAAGCAGGATGCACAAAACCTTGAGTTTATGGGGAGGTTAAACGAGGTTGAAAAAAAGGCTGACCAGGCGAATGCCCGAATTGACGATCATCTTCGTGCCTCGAAGGGATGATCTAGTATGGCAAAGAGACGCAAGCCCAAGCCTGTAAAGAAGAAAAGGCGGCGCACAACTACCTCTAAGCAGGTCTTGTTTGCGACTTTAATTTTTTCATTTGCCGCGCTTGCGGTAATTCTTGTAGCTTGGGTTGTTTGTGATCGGAGTGATGCTGCTGCACTGGCGGGCGTTTTCGCGGGTATGGCAAGTATCAGCCTTGGGTTTTATTCGCTCAAGGCAAAGGCAGAAAATTTGGCGAAATATGGGTACAAACCCCAGAATGATGACACGGAGGAATGAGCATGGATTGGAAAACGATTATCGAATTGGCTTTGACTATTATCGTTGCGGTGGCAATGATTTGGGTGATTCCTTGGCTGAAACAGCGCCTAGGCTCTGAACAGCTTGCGAATGTATGGAAGTATGTCTGTATTGCTGTAAGGGCGGCGGAACAGATTTATAAAGCCATTCCCAAGAGCGGAGAACAGAAAAAGGCATATGTTGTCCAGTGGCTTGAAGATCAGGGCATTGAGGTTGACGATGCTATGATTGAAGCCGCGGTAAAGCAGCTTACCGACTAAAGGCAAGCTGGACGATGAAGCTTGCGCTGTGGCAAGAAGCAGTGCAAAGCGGAGCCCTTCATGGGTTGGCGGAAACCACAACTTGCATAGGGCTTGACCTGAAAGAAAACCGCCAAAAATACAAATGGGCACGTAGTAATACGTGCCCTATTTTTTACGAATTATATGTTATACGATGTCACACTACTTTACCCCCGTGCTGCCAAACCCGCCTCGGTCTTTTCCACCCAAATGTTCGACCTCAATAAAATTCATATTTGGTTGCTTTTTTAACACCCTGAATTGGGCGATCCTGTCGCCCTTTTGAATTTTTACAGCCCTCGTCGCAAGTGCCGGAAACATCCATTGGTCGTTATCTCCCGCGTAAGAGCCGTCAATCACGCCCATAGAGTTAGTTTGCAGGATTCCATACCGTTTATACGTCGAACTGCGAGGAACAACGTGAGCTTCATATCCGGAGGGTAGTTGCATCGCGACTCCGAGGGGAATCATGCGGAACTCGCCCGCTTTGAGCTCAACATCCTCCGCAGCGCGAAGGTCAACCCAGTCGCTCTTGTCCCCCTCGATAAAATCGAGGCGGTCAATATCTGTAAAATACTTAATCTTAATCTTCTTCATTTTTAACAAACCTTTCTTGCATATTGGTTAGCAGATGCTAACTTGACACCTAGAACTTCGTCGTAGTGAGGTTCTTGGTTTGGACGATACCGCCCGAATTTCATAATGATGTTATCGTATTGCTTGAGCTCTGCAATCTGTTCAGGGATCTCATCCTCGTCGTAGCCCGTATATATAACAAAAGTATCGTAGCACTGGCGAGCCCTGAACTCTTTAATTAAGGATATGACTTCATCCAGTTGGAGGATAGGCTCAAGCCCGCCAATAACAACCGACGAAGTGATTGCATTGGATGAGTACCTATCAAATATTGTGCTGTCTGTTATGAGAACTGTGGGGCTTTCAGCATGCTTACTATTCTGGCATACAGAGGACGGAAACCCGCCCTCTATACAACACTTAAAATCGCAGAAGCATGTGCCGATAAACATACTTGGCAGTTTATAGTTCACAAAATCCTCATCAACTATATTTTTGACCCTCAAGCTAAATCACTGTCCCCTACGTTAATCCAGTCTCTCATTGCGAATTCTGCCTTGCGTTCCGCGGAGTAAGTTTTTGTCGGGACAAGGAACCCAACAATGCGTTGATACGTTGTCTCTACAGGTTCCCCGCACTCGGGGCAAGTTGCCCCATAAAACCCATGATTGTGTTTACAAGCCGAAATGCGCAGATTAAACGCGAAATACTGAACCCCAGCGTCCGCAACATAATTAAGCAGATGCCACGCCGTCTCAAAGTTTGAGAATGGGGCATCAACGTTAATATGTGCAATTGACCCACCATTGCATGCCTTATCCAGAATAGCACTGAGTTTAACTTTTTCATTGATAGTTGTTTTTACGCTCAGCGGAATCCACTGATTGCCATACAATGGAAGTTCATATGCTTCATCCGGATAATAAAATCTGTCTTTCTGCATCAAGATTGAAGCTGCTCTTTCCCCAGGAATTTGCTCAATATTCGCCATATAGTCCTTGTCAGAGGTAAACTCAGCTTTTGTCTCATTGATGGTTTGCAAGAGATCCTTTGCAAATTCGATGCCCCCGTCTGTATAGCGTGTGCATCCAAACTCATCCTTTTCTGTAAATCCGTACTTTTGAAGTGCCTCATACAGTCCAATAATTCCAATAGTGTTATACTGCGATTTCATACTCATGATGTCTAAAGCATAGTTTGGCAGCAAACCCTTCTCGACGTTGCGGCGAATAATCCCCCTTACACAATCAAGAACTTTTAAACACAGAATGGTCTTCTCTTTGAGAGCATCCATGTACTCTTCCGTCATGTCATTCTCATACGCCAACCGCGCGAGATTGATTGTATTTACTTTAACACTACCAACCTCTAAAGCCGTGCCACCAATCGAGTTAAAATAGCCCAATTGGTTAACGTCGCTGACCAGCCTGCAACAGTTACTCAGACTTGTAACGTCATCGCTGATAAAGAAATTGCTGTCTCCCCACTTCATGTTATGGGTGCAACACCACTTTGCAAATTCTTCGTCCGCAAAGACCCCATTTTTTCTCAACAGTGCATAAGTAAGTACAGGGAATGTCATCATATTCTGAGAGCGAACCTTACTGACTACTTTCATAAATTCTTTCTGATATTCAAGAATTGCATCGATATAGTCAATAATAAAAGACCCGTCAGGAAATTCTTTTCCACCAAACAGAGATGTCAGATACTCTCTATCAAAGATTGAGAAATTCGTAAAAGCAGACTGAATACCGCCTCTCAAGTATGGCTGATTAAGGCGATAAATAATTTCTTGGAAGCACTGATCCCTATAATACTCGGGGGATTTGATTACATAGTTTTCAGTGCAATCTTTCTTCCAGAAGTAAAACGAATAGATGAGAAAGCTAGGAAGCCCGACCGCGCCAGAACTTCTATTGCATGTCCAGCTCACAAACTCTGCAACGAAATCCGTATATGTGGTAAGATGTTGCGGCGGCTGAGAATTGAAGTTATCAATGAAGAACAACCCCTCTTTAACAAGCCTCTCAATATCGTAAGCAAAACAATACGGAACCATTGTCGAATTGTAAGCATCGTGCAAATAAAAGTGCCCATCCCACTCATTCTCTAGCCATTCTTTTGCGGTACGATACCCATATTTTTTATTCAGTTCATAAAAAATTTTGTTAAAGGCGAGCAGTTTTGAATGTGGCTTACTCATTTCATTTTCAAGAGACACAATATCTTTATGACCTACATTAGCATTACCATCAATACTGGCATCAGCCACCGTGTTCTTATCAACAAAATTGTCAATAAAATCGGTGTAACTAAGCTGTTCGTCAGAAAACCCGTTCAGCTTAGCCATTTCTGTCCCATCATCTTCGATCAGTTTATTCAGACATGCTGTGAAATTTTTGTTGAGTCGAATAGAGATATCCATATAAATCCCCCTTATAGTTTACAGGATGCGCAGGTGAACCCTGCATCGGTATTCTCGTTCAGCCATTTAACAGCCGTCCCAAAGTCCATCAGCTCTCCGTTAACGGATAGGTATGGGACTTCGGTTAATCCGATAGATGCCATAACATCCGTATCTCTCACAGTTTCGTACTCAATCCCTGCCTTTTTCAGTTTGGATTCGAGAACTCTGCACTTTGGGCACCCAGTCGAATACATGACTATCATAATTATACCTCTTCCTGTTTTAAAATATATTCCCAGACATCCTGTACACAAGCATCGAGCAAGATGTTCGGGATGACCACGTCTGCGTATCGTTCGGCATCACGGAAAGCTTCACGGTCATGGAAGACTCTCCGTTGCGCGTATTCTGCCTTTGCCCCGCGCTCAATCATGCGAGAGTAGCAGGTGATTGGTAGACAGTCCAGAAGGATTACTCTCGTGCCTTTCTTTCCTCGATAGTGGTGAGAAAAATATCTTACCCCATCAACATCAATCACATACAAGTCGTTTTCGTCGGCCTGATCCTCCGTGGCAAAATAAAAGTGCCCGTCAAACTCCGTCTCAGCAACTCGGTGAGGGTACTTCTTTTTCAACTCGTTTGTTGTACCGGAGACAAAGGTGTGCCCCTTCTCTCCATTATATCTCGGGGCGCGGTTAGTGTAGCTCTGAATCTGTGTCAGCCCGTACCGCGCGGTAAGTTCATTGGCTACCGTTGTTTTCCCGACGCCACTGCATCCCATAATCAAATAGATATTACGCATCGTATACCTCGTTCAGACAAGGATGTTTTCCGCAGCCTTTGGATTCTGTGCAGAAGCAGTACGGGGCATGTTGCTCACATTTCGGGGCAAGCATCTGAGCTGCCTGTGGCATAACCTGAATTACCTCTTCAGCCATCATATCAGCCAGCTTTCTAATCTCCCACTGGGCTCTCGCGCATCTCCGCTCCCCGCAAAAATGGATCAGCTCCCGCAAGTTCATACTGACGTCAAAAGCCGTCGCGCAGGCATTCGGAAGCACAAAACGAGCATCTTCTGGATTCGATTGTAAGGCAAGTTGTTGTTTATAATCATATAAATACCTGTCCATGCAATCTGAAAATGCTTTACAAGCGATTGTAGACGCAGCGATTTTCGGGGGGATAATGTATTTGAAGTCGTCTTCAACGCAATATCTCTGACTACGGACGTTGAACACCATGTGCCGGTATCTGGTAATCTGAGCAAGTAGAGCGCGGCTCACTCCCTCTACATGAAACGTGAAGGTTGCGAATTCAAGGGGTGTATGATGTCCCGACCCATAGCAAGCCATCATAATCCGTCCGCTCTTGCTGGGCTTGCTATCATAGCAGTTGGCTGCAGCTCTTTCAATTGCCATCACGGGGTCTGGGGTGTGGTCGGTCAGCACAACCTTCATTACAGCTTTGCGGTCAGACTTACAGGATTGCTCAGTCCGGCCAAGCTTGCATCGATACCACCGATCACATTCGTCAATGATATACTCGCTCTGAGAGCATCCTTTACAAAAATCCTCCATGTCATCTCTCCCTTATTCCATAATATTTTAAGGCGCATTCTCTGCAGCAGAACAAGTTGTCATCCACATCTGTCCATGTTTCGTACATGCTGTCTAAATGCTCTCCGCACATTGCGCAATATCCGATATATTTTATGGGAGCGTCTGGGCATCTCGGATCACAACTTGGCAAATTGCAATCAGCACAGAGCATTACTCCACCTCATCGAGATAAGTTGCCATCATATCAGCAATGTTGAGCATGGGGCAGAGCTGGTATTTCTCATATGCCCCGTTGAGTGCATAACTACCACCGCGGACAGAATCCGTAAAACCACCCATGTGCCAGCGAATTGCCAGCGCTTCTTCGCGGGTCAGTTTCATGAACCCCGAGATGATGTATACCGACCCTTCGCCGTGACCGTAACAAAGCTTGTCTTCAACCTTGTAGAACGGCACCGATTCCCACTTACCTTCTGCGTTCTTAACGTTGCGGAAAGACTCGGTGTAAAAATTCACCTTGCACAAGTCATGTAACAGCCCGCAAATCGCGAGAGATTCCATCATTTCGCTACTAATGTCGTTTGGGTTAACCATCTTGTAGACATCCATGAGCCGCTGAAAAACGTGAACACTATGGGCGCACAGGCCACCCCGTTCCGCTAAATGAAACTGTGTGCTTGCCGGTGCAGAGAACATATCAGATTTTTCAAGCCATGCCAGCAATGCTTCCGAACCTTCCCTGTGAATAAACAGTTTATAAAGCTCCAAGAACTTTTCTTTCATTTTCCCTCCTGTTTTGCAATGTTGTAATAGTTTTAGACTTCTGCCCGTTGAATCTCCGCTAAGACAATGCTCATTCCTCCTTTTCGACATCAAAAAAACGCCACTCTTGGCGCTTCTCGGTCTTTTATTTAGTTCTGATTGCATATATATTATACCACATTTTTACGCAGTTGTGTGTGGTTTTACTTGATTTTCCCAAATTTATTTTCAACTTCTTGGGCTCTGCATTTCGGGCATAGGTACTTTTCAAAAATACGGGAATAGGTAACGTTGCCAGCAGCCCCGCATACAGAGCAATGGTCTTTATGAGGAGGTGGCGGGGTGATGTACTCACTTATCTTCGCCCGTCTGCCAAGGCACTTAACAAAAACAGTGATAATTGTAATTGCCAATACAACAGCTAACACGAGTTCCACGGCAAGAAATACTTCTGTAAAGGTAATTGCATTATTCAGGGCAGGCATTAGATCCATATTTATACACCTCTTTTTAATTTTTTATTTGTAGTATCTTTTCTGCCAAGTCTGAAAATATCATCGATTTTCTTTAAATCCGCGGTTTGTGCTTTGATTTGTTCATTCTGTTCTTCATATAGCCCATAGAGTTTATCATTCTTGGAATGATAAAAATCTTCGTATGCTTTAGTTGAAACAACGGGGAATTTGGCTTCATTTACTGCAAGCATAAGATTCACGATTTGAGCAGATTGATTTACGTTTTTTCTGCTTTGCCGCAATAAAAACAATAACGACTCTAACACGCACCCTTTAAATATATTGTCATTATTCAATTCTTTCATAGTGTTCTCCTCAGTTTTTAGTTACGGTCTGGGGCTCACAGAAACAGGGAATTCGGTATGAAAATTCAACACATAGTGGTACGGGTCTGCATGTGTTCCTGTGATGTCCTCAACGACGTAAAGGGTGTAATCGTTCAGATAGATATAATTCTTCTTATAGGTTTCTTCGCCTGTCTTTACGGTAATCACCAGTTCGTTCTCGGCATTGTTTGAGATATCCATATACCCTTCTGCGTCAAGGATAATGGTGTCAGTTCTTGCGTTGTAAACTGTGATGCGCCGTTCGCACTCAAAATATCCGGCCTTTGCAGAGATGTTTGCATTGACCTTATCAGCTTCCGTACAGGCAGTAAGAGCAAACATGACCGCAAGCAGCAGAGAAATAAAAATGATTGGCTTTTTCATAGCTTTCCCTCCATAAAATCTGTGTTTGCTAAATCTTCGAAATTGCGCAAAAAATAAATAAAACGGCAAACTCGTTTTTAATTATAAATCAAGTCACAGCCAAAGTTCCATTTTATTCCTCCTCCTTTGGCGGCTCGGGCACGATATACGGTTTCCAATGGGTGATGTCTTGTCTCAAGTCGTTAGTCAAATCATACCATTCATTGAGAAATTCCCATCCCACATATATCTTTGTGTAAAATAAACTGTTTGGAGTATACCACGCGTCAATTACAAAATCAGTTTCATCATCATCAGTGGATTGATGAAGATTAACCCAGTAATGTCCTGATTCCTCCGGCAACTTGTTCTTAACGCTTATCCAGCCCGGTTCACGCTTCAACTCGTCTATTTTTGCTTCCAGTCTCTCGCAATTTCTGTGTCGCAAATCAAATTCATTGTCTCGTTCGGCAGTAACAAAATCAACCAATTCTCGTCCATCTTCCAGCATCTTTTGCAGTTCTTCGATTCGGTCAGCGGCAAGGGTATTTAGTTTGCCCCTGCATTCTTTTTCTTTGAGCAATGCACAATTAATACAGGCTTCATTTCCAACGCAATTTCTCAACGACTTAACCAGTTCTTCGTCAGTATAGTTCATTGCTTATTCCTCCCAATCCCTTATCGCGCCGCAATTCCAGCAATACGGAATTCCAAATTCAGGCAGATGCTCCTCATGCGCTCCACAGTTCGAGCAAACATATTCGATTCTGCCGTCGTCGTACCGCAATCCCGTATCAACCCATCGTTCCCTCGACGGCTCACGCAGAGCTTCAATGGCAACCCTCGCGCATTCCTGCTCATGTGGGTTCAGCGTCCAGTATTCTATGATGTTTTGTAAACCCTTAGCAGCTTCTTCTCTCGTCATTTCTACTCCTCCAAGAAGTTAGTGTGAGTGACATGCACAGCAACAGCACGCAAGCAACAGCAACAAAAAATCTCGACTTCATATTTCCTCCTCCAAACTCTTATTCCGTCTTATCCTCATCATTTTTGATTGCAGCGAACACACATCCTCTGTCAACAGCATTCTTAGCCATCCTAAACTGCCATGACATAAACCATCCATTATGAAGAATCTTCCCGCGGCAATACACAAACTGCTGATTTGCTAATTGATCCATTGAAGTAATTCGATCGCCTATTCGGTATTTGCGTTTATATGCCATTGTCATTACTCCATACTAGCCATAATCAGAACGACCAAGATTACCAGCACCGCCGAAATCCACAGCGGGCTAAGCACCCACCACCACGACCATGTGATGACACCACATAGTTTCAGGACAACAAAAGCCACAGTTAACAGACCACCGATTCCAATCCCGCCCGAAGAAGATTTCTTTTCGCTCACACATTCCATCCTTTCATGTGCAAAAAAGCAAGCACCATCAGAAGACGATGCTTGCCAGCCAAATTATTCTTTTGCCACGTTAAATTCTACAATACTGTGCGAGGGGATGACTTGTTCAGGGACAATCTTTTCTGATGCAATTTGTATTGTCGGGCAATCGTACTGGTAATAATAATCGCTGAAGTAAGATCCGCTTCTCTTAACAGATAGTTCAAAGAATAAGTTAAAGTTGCTTGTGATATTTTTCGTGCATGGATAGCCCGCAACGCTCGGGTCATAGGAAACTAGTTGATAGACATTATTTTGATACTGATATTTTCCCTCGTCATCCCAATCAGATTCCTCAACACAAGTTACACCATATCGGACGTCATCAAAATCAAAATCGAAGTCATCCTCTAAATGATTCGTTTCATCCCAATAGCTTCCAAAAGAGTCCAGTCTGTCACGAACCATACTAATTAAACGCGGCGTTGCATTTTTACACTTCCTGAGTTCGTCAATACTAATCATCAATTTTTCCTCCTATCAAACTATCCTTTTACAATGTAAATTGGGTCTTCAAAGCTCATCGATTCGTTCGTGAATCCATTTACCCATGTGTCATAAATCGTTTTATCTATAGGGACTCTAATGCCCGTCTGAAGTGATGCTACATATGAATTGTCATCAAGGAACCCATTTTCATTCCCTACATACCAACCGTCGATTAACAACTCTTGAAAATGCGGGCGTTCACAATTTACACAGTTTAATACAGAGCCGGTAATTTTATCACAGTTCTTTGGATAGCAATCTCTATCCGAACATTCAGGCACAAAGATTCTAGATAACATCTCCGGCTTGATTTTTTCTATTTTCTCTATATCATAGGCACGGAACGTAATAATATGGTTTTCTTGTTTGCAAAGGAATCCCTGGCATATTTTCATACCAAATCACACTTTCGCAATCGTCATATACGCAAGAAAAGCAGCGAAGCGATTAACTTCGTGCCTTCCTTGCTTTGTGCCAATCAACTGGATGA